TTTTTTTTTTTTTTTTTTCCCCCCCCCCCCCCCCCCTCCTTTTACTTTTCTTATGTGCGGATTCTATTGCTTATATGCTTTAGTTTTATTTGTTCGTTTTATGAATGTTTTATCCTCCTTTGTTTTATCTTCGTCTCGACGGTGACAGTTAGGATTTATATTCGAGGTGATATATATGGAAGAACCAGAATATTACCCATCATGAAAAGTAATCCGGATAGTGGAAGAACGGCTTTAAACTAACCTGCTTATTAATGATGTGATATCGATTTATAATTTAGCGCTATCGCGCCTAATCAAAATGACAGTGTAACCGTATACTGGTAGATTTAGTCCCCATTTAACGCATTAGTCAAATTTTGCGATCCGTGGGAATGTTTTCTAATTCTACGAGCTGTTTGTCTTTTAAAACATGTCTTCTACTACTTTACCCCTTAACCCCTTATTGTCTGATCCATTATTTCTTGCTAAATGTTCGGATTTTCCCGATCGTGATCCTGTTCGTAATATTACTCGTCCAAATCATTCAGTTGAAAACGAGTATATTTGCCGGCTATGTGGGCATGATATTTCAATCTGTTTCTGTGATTTACAGGAACTTATGGATACGTATGGAAATATTGAGACTTGTGATTCTGATGACGATTGTGCGACATGTTCAAGGATTGGCACAGATTCGTATAATGCTCGAGAGTTTTTAGGTCATATTTTTGAATCAGACGATTCTGACGATGAACCTGATCAAATTTGCAGTGAAACTGAATCTCTCCCTTATAACCCTCCTTCACCCATTGATCTTAATATATATAATGACTATTGGGATGTTGACTCTGTTCTTTGCAAAAACATAGTCTACCCAAATAAGATAACAAAAAAAAACAAAAATTTAATTCATCGTGTTGGTGAGTTTTTGAAACAAGCCTTTTCGTTTTCTAGATCGAAAGTTACGACTGCTAATAAAGTGACTCAGACCTACTCTTCGGATAAGGAAAGCCTTATATCATTTCGCAAAGGCCTTGTTATCAATAATGAACTCCAGATGAATTCTAAATTCTCATCGAAGAAACCGAAAATCCATTCTAAGAATCAAGGTTTATATACTATGATATGTAACCTTGAGAAGAAATTACAAAAACACCGTGATATCCTTATTAAGAAGGAACGTGACGATAAACTTGAAAAATTTAAGACAGTTCCACAAATGTGGCCGGCAATGGCTACTAAAGTGCAACTTGATGACAATATCTCTGACTTGCTTGGTGACTTGATAGCTTCTCTTAAAGAAGGTGTTCAAGTTAAACATACTATTGGATTAGACTCTAATGTTAATAGCGTTTATGCTGATCTTTCAAAAGTTACCGAAGAAATGAAGAATACTTTTATGAAGACGGCGAAAACAGCTGATAGTTATAATGCTCATACTATGTTTGGTCTAATTTCTCTTTTAGGTTCAGGCATTTATTGTATGGTTAAACGTGATACTACTAGTACTGTTGTACTTGTTTTAAGCGTTATCTACAATTTTCTCAATACAACTGGTTTTTCCAAGTTACTCAGTACCTCATTTTTGAAATCTGTTATTACTTTGGTACAATCTGTTTTTAAGGCAGAGAATGAACCCCAAATGTCGTCTACTTTACATGAGGGACTTGTTAGTGCCGTTCTTGTTATGATTACCACATATATGTCTATTGGTAAAGATGTTACCACTTGTGTATCATCTGTTATGAAGGCAATTATGTGTTTTGATCGTACTAAAGCTTCTGTTGAATCGTTTATAACATTTGCTATGAATGTTGTTGAAACTCTTATTAATTTAGTGGTTGTTAACATTTTCGGTGGAGATACAGTCCACATTCTTAAATCTCGGTATAATGAAGTTAATGATTTTATTTCCGAGTATACCAAACTCACTGATGCTATACGCAAACATGAGTTTGTTTATAATGTTTCCAGCGCAGAAAAGGTTAATTCCTTGCTCTGTGCTAATGAATGTCTAATCAAGTCAATCCCCAATAATAAGGAGACTTCTGGGTTATGCACTATGTTACGTAACTATCGCGCTGAACTTAAAAAATTACTGGACACTTTGACGTCTATGAATTTACATCTTGATGGCATTAAGACTGAACCAGTTTGTATTCTCTTTCGAGGTCCACCTGGTGTCGGTAAATCCAACCATATAATGTACTTTTGTAATAGGTTATTACCTATGCTCGCAGCAGAATCCAATATAACTATTGATCCTGCTACAGCTTCGTCTTATATCTACAATTGTCTTCCTGAAAATGTCTACTGGGATGGTTATAATAATTGGAAATTGATTGCTATCCTTGATGATTTTGGTCAGATAAGAGATGTTGCCGGCAACCCCGATAATGAGTTTATGAAACTCATCCGAGCTGTTAACGTTTTTGAGTATAATTTGCATATGGCTGATATTAAGGATAAAGGTAACACCCGCTTTAATGCTAAGGTTGTTATCTGTACTACTAATCTTCAAAATTTTAATATTGAGAGTATTGTTGATACCGAAGCTGTTAAGCGTAGGTTTACATTTACTTTCGATGTTGCTCCAAAGATCGAGTATTGTACCGATGAATCTCGTGGCGGAAATCCATGGGCTCGTCGTCTAGATCCGAGTAAGTTACCTAAAGGATCTATTTGTGAGACTGATCTCAGTCCCGATACAGCGGAGTATTTTGAATTTAACATTATGAAGAATTGTTATACTGGTCGCGTCATGACCTATGACGAGGTCACTTACGAGGTTCAGACTAAGGTAAAAGCTAATAAAGCTCGCCACCAACAGTATATTGAAAATCTTAATATTGCTCTTAAGAGAGGATATAAAGATATGGAACCTCCAATTGCTTCCAAACCAAGTGAAGCAACTTCACAAGGTTTACCTTCTGTTAAGGATCTTCTAGCTGCTATTCAGGGCACTAATGATATTCAAATGAGTGATGTCCAAATGAGATTTGATAAACTCAGAACAGAACCGATGGTTACCGAACAACCAAAGTCTGGCTGTCGCGTTTATGATATGTTTTATGCACATGTCGATGCTCCTTATTTACTTAACACTTGTCAAAGTTATTGTGACGCTAATGGCTATCGCAATCTTTTCGATCTTATGTGCCACTTAGATGTGGCTTATGAGGAGATAAAAGAATGTCTCGATGATGATGCAGCTGAAGTTATTAACCTTTTTAATGGTGTGCATGAAAAGTATGATATTCTTACTCTCTTAGCCAATCGACCCTTGGTTGTTAAAGATTACGTAATTCGTCCTATATCTATGTTACAATGTCTCTGGATGGAGATAGTTGCTGGTATGAATGCAATCTACGAGAAATCCGGTATGAAATGGTTCATTAGTGATTTTCTCGATGAACAATTTTATCAGATTAAAGAATTTATTCTTAAGTACCCCATACTCAAATATATGAGTATTCTAGCCGGTATCACTGCAGGTGGTGCTATGGTTAGATCGTTTATTAATGGTATCTTCAAGTATTTTTTTAATATTGACATTATTCCACAGGGTGCTAGTGGTAATCAAGGACGTGGTAAATCGCGTTCTTCTAATCGCAAAGTTCGAACTCGTATAGGTAAGACTAAAGCTATGAAGAATGAAGCTAATGTCGAACAAGCTATGATTATGCAGAAACCTCCTAAGGCTATGTATGGTGAGCCTCAATTGGCTATTAAGGATGATCCAGCAAATGTTTCTATTATTGGAAAGGTTGTCTCTGGTAATTGTTATGAGTTACATTTACCTATTGATCTTGAGGGTACTTATCAGAAAGCTGGATACTTGACATTTATTACTGGTCGTATTGCATTAGTCCCTAACCATTTTATCCATTATATTGCTGCTATTTCAGAAGATGAACCTTCGTTCCTTGAGATGGATGCAAAATTGTTTAAATCCTGTTCGGGTATTATGATTACCTTTAAGATTAAGGATTTCCTTGGTGGAGTGGAACTTATAAAGTCTGACTCGCTTGATTTAGCCTTATTTGAGGTTTCTAACAAAAGTGTACCTATACACTCTGATATTACAAAATTCTTCTGTACTCAGGAACATGTCTCGAAGTATGACCAACTAGCTTTTCGTCTTGTTAAACCGGGTCCTAAGGTTATTGAGAATTGGTGTGGCCTGACTAGGAAACACCCTGGCGTTATGATCTGTTCTACTCATGATGATGATTATATTCTCAATGATGCATGGATATATACCGCAGAAACAGTGGTTGGTGACTGTGGAGCTCTTTTCACAGTTATTGATAGACAGAGCGCATCTATGAAGATAGTTGGTATTCACGTTTCCGGTAATCCCTATTATGGTGTTGGTTTTGCTTGTACTATTACTCAAGAGATTATCAAAGATTGTTTGAAAACTCTTAAACCACAATTTGTTGGAGCCCCTATGAATGAAAAAGGTGATCCTTTACCTCTTGGAGTGGTTCAGGAACAGTTTGGTCTTGGTTATAAGAGTGAATTCAAACGTAACCCTTATGGCAAATCTAAGATAGGTCCAAGCCCACTTCATGGTGTCTTTGGACCTCCTACTGAAGTTCCGGCTCGTTTGACACCCTTTATGTTAGATGGAGTCCGTGTTGATCCCCTCGCTAAAGCTAGAGAAACTTATTGTGTTGAACATGTCTCTTTCGATCAACAATTGATCGAGGCGGCTGGTGATCATTATTTTGATACTGTTAACCAACGTTCAGTTACTAAATTTAAGAGTATAATCTTGTCTTTCGAGGAAGCAATATTAGGTACTGACCGATTGACTGATTTTGGTAGTATATCTAGACAGACCTCGTCTGGTTTTTTCCCTCTTACGGCAAACGTTAAGAACCTTGGCAAGGGTAAAAGTTATTTCTTCGGGAAAGGCGAAGAATATGACCTTACTAATTCAAATTGTCTTGCTTTGAGATTACGAGTTGAGGAGATTATTATTCGTGCTTCTCGTGGAGAAAGATTGGAACATATTTATCAGGATTGTCTTAAGGATGAGACTCGTTCTTTAGAGAAAGTTCGAATCGGCAAAACTCGATTGTTTTCCTCAGGTCCTCTAGATCTTTTGATTTGTTTCCGTATGTATTTCGGAGCTATTATTTCGTGGTTCCAAGAGAATCGTATCCACAATGGGTCTGGCGTTGGTATTAATCCATATTCTGATGATTGGACTATACTAGCCAAGTATCTCTTGAGGTTTGGTGGTATTAAGTTGCGTAATATGGGTGCTGGCGACTTCAAGGGCTTTGATGGTTCTGGTCGTCCCCCTATTTATTATGAGATACTAGCTAAGATTAATCGCTGGTATAACGATGGCCCAGTTAACGCTAAAATTCGTGAGACGCTTTGGAGTGAGATTGTCAATTCAATTCACATTTCTGAAGATAATGTCTACGTTTGGTATTATTCTTTACCCAGTGGTGCTGCGCTTACTACATTCGTGAATATTTTTTATAATCAAATCTCTGTCCGAATGTGTTGGATGTTTGAACATAAAGATGAGATAAAATCTCTTCAATTGTTTAATGATAATGTTGAGTACCAGGCGTATGGCGATGATAATAATTTTTCTGTTTCGGAACCATATATGACCAGATTCAATGAACACGCTCTTAGTATCCATATGGCACGTATCGGTCTAAAATACACTTCTGAGGATAAAGGAGCTGCCAAGAATGAAATGCGTGGTTTGACCGAAATCTCATATTTACAGAGAGGTTTTCGTCATGAACCTATATTTGACAGATATGTTGCTCCTTTAAATTTACAAACTGTCAAAGAGATGAATTACTGGTATCGTGATTCATCTAGTGCTTATAATAATATTGCACAAGTTGTTCAGACGTCTCTTAGAGAGATGTCGCTTCATGGCCGTGAAGTTTTTGAGGAACTCGCCCCAATATTGTTAGCAAAATTCGCTGAAACAGATTTGACACCTGTTTCAATTACTACGTACCTTAGGAACCTGTTGAGTACTAAGGACTTGATTGAATACTATTAAATTAGTAATGACCTAAGTATGTCCATAAACTTCTTTATACCCGGTGTGATCTTTTCTAGAAATATAAAATCCGAGACATCAAATTCTAGTCATGCTGCCAAAAATATTGCCTTAGCTATTTAGCTTTATACCTTAGGATGGGCAGTGAGCAGTCCTCACATTATCCAAAGGCCCTCGGTACGACATGTGCTCTAGGTTAATCACATGTTTAAATAATGACCTGC